AACGGGGTGTTTGTTCCGCTGGTCATGTACTGGGGCAGGGTGCCATTCCATTTGTTGATGGCCTCCAGTTGCAGTACTTCAGGGTTCTCACGCATGGCCTGCCCACGGATCTGGATAGACTTTGCTTCTGCTTCAGCCAATTTCAGCTTTGCATCCGCCTGGCCATCGGCTTCGGCTCGCAACATGTTGGCTTCAGCTTCACGTTGTTTAACTTCCTGCTCGCGCTGCAGCGTCTTCTGGTTGGCCGTAACTTTGGCGTTGATGCTTTCGATCACTGTCGGCGGGTATTCCGGACGGCCAACGTAAGAAAGGCTGATAACCTGGATACCAACAGGCCCCATATCGGACTGGATCTCTTTCAGTGCGTTTTCAAGCAGCTCAGCTTTCCCGCCGTCAATGAATTTATCGGTGCTCATCCGACTTGCGAGACGATTAAGGGCGTCAGCAATCTTCTGCCGCAGGTCGGTGTCGGTGATGTCGTCCACGCCTTTACGGTAGGTCTGGAAAACGGTTGTAACTTTGGTCGGATCAACCTTGTACGCGACCCCGATGTGGTAGCCGATGGTGGTGCCATCGCTCATCTGGAAGTTGAAAGCGTCTTCATACGTTTTCATCTGCTTGAAGGTCGGAAAGATATAAACCTCGGTATTCCAGCCGGTCCAGTAGCGGCCGACTCCGACGACTTCACCAACGCCTTTATCGTCACCCAACTTATTCACCTTGATACCCACGTTGCCGGGCTCAACTCGATCGCAACCAACAAGGCCGATAGCAGAGAGTGCGATAATTGAAGCCATAATTGCTTTTTTCATTTCTTTTCCTTCGTTACGGTAAGCACAAGACCCTTACAAATGGCGTAGATGCACGGCGGGGTCAGAATCGCCAGGGCAAAACCGGATATAACTGCTGTCGTGTCCTTCATCGAAATGAGGATCGGAACGAACAGCCCATAAACGCTGGCGACAATCACCACCGATAGAACAACGCGTAAGTAAGCAATCATCGACTCAGCCCTCCAGGCTTACAGGCCTGTAGTTCTTCGCGCTCTTTCACGTAGCGGTCGTGCATGGCATCCCACTTTTTGCACCAGTTTTGCATTTCTCTTTTGCGGGCGAGGATGCGACGCAGCCGGCGAACGGTGCGCTGGTGGGCGTTAAAATACTCAGTGGTCACGGCGCCACGTTGCCAGCTACTCAGTTCTGGATTCAGTGGATGAATTACCTGCACGTCCGGATAACGCTGCTTGAAACCAGAACGCCCAAAAGCTCGGGAGGTCATGAAGAACGCCAGGTAACGAATTGCGGTATCCCGGCTGAAGCACCGCTTCATGCGTCCGTGGCGGATCGCGGCGAACAGATCACCAACTGGCGTTGGGTGCTTTTGCAACGCCAGGTCAATGGCGCTGACAGTTCTGTTGTCAATCATTTGTCTTTCTCCCGGTTATAGGTTTCATGACTCATAACTTCCCAGTTCCGGCCATCGTCTTTCGATAACAGGCGCCAGCGTGGGTTAACCTTCAGGCTGAGGTAGCCGGTGCGGCGCATTCGCCACGGGAATATCCGCCGGCGCCGATACCGCAGCAGGACCTGCAGCGCCTGCAGGTGAACCCTCTCAGGAATTCGTATTGCTGTCAGTGCCACCAGCTACCTCCTCAAGTCTCAGCTCCATTTCTCGCGCCATTTCTATAAACGTGGCCAGTGTGCAAATGTGCTCGTCGTCGAACAGCTGGTGGTCGCATATCACCCTCCCGTTCTCGATGTGCACGACTACCCGCCCGGTAAAATCAGGGTGGACATGCAGATCCACGTTCAACACGGGGCGGGGGATCAGCACACCCTGATAGAGCATTGTTTGCTGGTTATTCATTGCCGGACTCCGCAGTAACTGGTTTCTGCTTTTTGACGAACTCCACCAGTTCAGAAATAAGCTCGTCGATTAACTCTTTCCCGCTTTCTGTGAGGAATTCGCCGCTGCCATTAACATCAACAGAGTTGCTGTAAATTCCCTTAAGAGCTTTCACACCTTCCACATTTCCGTACTCACCGAGCGCCAGTCGCTCGAATTTCCGCAACAATCCATCAAGAAGAATCTCAGTTAATTCGATAGTACTAATCCCACCCTTGTTAAGCTTAATGACAAGTAAGCTACTCCCAGTCTTTCGCTGGTGGCGTAACAAGGCTGCTTTTAAAATTCGGCGGCGATAGGTAGTAATTAAGTTACTCATCTAATTACCCCTTCTTTTGTGTTCTTCATTTTGCTGTACAATCTTTTCCTCTTTTTCCATCCATGAATAGACCTCGCCAGCAAGGTCATATGCAAGACCTAAAACCCCATCAAGTTGATGGCAGTCAAAGTCCTTGTGATGTGTGAAAATTGTCTGCATAAGGAAGTTAAGTTGCTCAGCCTTAATGGTGACGCACTGAATATCTTGGCGGCGCTGAATGCTCATGATTATCTCCCATAAGCTTTTTTTAAAAATAAAATTGCGATATCCCAGTAGCCTGCACTACACATCATTTTTGCTGTCTTAAAGGCATCTTTATTTTTCACGACGCTCTCCTAAATAATGAATATGAAGTTCCGCAGAATTTAATCTGAAATTAAATGGTTTGGTGTTGTTTACTTGTTATTTTTTACTGCTTGTTCTTCGATAAGCCAGGCGCATACATCACCAGTAAGAACCCTGAGCAGCGAAGATAATGCCTCAATTTCGGTGCAATCCATTTTATTAGGGTATACCTCCATCATGCGGCAGATTATCTCTGCCTGATGAGCTTTCTCTGCCGCCTGCTCTAACGAAATTTCATGCGCCATTATTGTCACCTTTTAAGCCAGAAAGGTATGATGCAGATTGAGAGATTTTATTTGTAGCAATTGCCAGTTCTGCAAGGTCAGCAATAATACAGGAAAGGTCAGCTATTTTTTCTTTATCAACCAGGCTCTCTTCCACAAGAGAGAAAACATTAAGGCTGATATGGCTTATGGCATTTAATATTGAAATTGTTTTAGAGTCGCAGTCGCACGCGATACCATCATAATCGATATCAGTCGCACGCTTATCAAAACGGTAGTCTGGAATATCTACTAATTGAATGAAGTTTTTAGTTGCCATGATAATCGCTCCGGTGAATTACTTAAGTTGTAATTAGGATGGATCGGATCTTTGCGATAGTCAATGACTAAAGTAATTTATTTTTTATCTATTAGGTATTTTATTGTTTAATAAGAAAAAAAAGACCGCCTAAGCGGTCGTTCTTCTATGTTGAGAGTTATGCGAATCGTTTAAAGGCTGCCGACTGTTTGACCAGTACTTTAGCTAAAACGTGAAACTGATCTTCATCACATGCGTCTATTTCCCAAGGGCTGTAGAGCTTGTTATCTGACAGAACGACAAGGCTATTCTTCTGCATTTGGAGGCGTTTGATATGAATCGTTTTGCCAAACACGAAAACATAAATACCGTCACCTTCAAAGTGATTGACTGATGTATCCACGAAGATGTAATCACCTGGATCAATCGTACCTTCCATGCTATCACCACGCACGGTGATCACCTTGATAGATGATGCTGGACGACTTCCAAACATGCTTCTTGCATATTCTTCTGTGAATTCAATTGCTTGCACTGTCTTGATGAACTCAGAAGATAGGTATACTCCGGGGCCAGCACTCACTTGAACATCAAGCAAATCGACTCTGTAAATCCCAGGATCAACAGGTCTTTGTTGCCTGTAGACGGTTGGGAGATCATTGGATTCATTATCATTCATGGGCAGCTCACCTGAGGCGAGCCATTCAGGCCTGACATGTAGTGCTTTAGCTAACTCTACAGTTTTCCGCGAGCCAGAAGCCGCGCCAGAAGTTAGTTTCCAGATACTGGATTGCGACATTCCTACAGCGGCAGCAAGGGAGGCTTGGGTAAAGCCTGCTGCCTTCATTGATTCAACCAATCTTTCAGCAAACGTTGTTTTCGACATGTTGGCTACTCCAAAAGTTGTTAAAAACTTAACTCACTGAACGCGATAAGTCAAAAAGTAATTATTAGCCTTGAGGTTTACCTATTCAATCGCTAAAGTAATAATTAATTACTAAGGGGGTTTTATGATTTCTGAGCCTATTGATAAAGCAATCAGATGTACAGGAAGCCAGGGGGCGCTTGCAAAACAATGTGGAGTGTCCCAAGCAACGGTATGGAAATGGCGCCACGGGAAAAGAGTTAAGGCAGAGCATGTATTGAAAATTGTGGCTGCTGCTAATGGCCAAGTAGCGGCATATGAAATCAGACCTGACCTGCCCGAGCTATTCCCGCACCCAACGCAAGGGGAGTGACATGGCTCGACAACGCAGGAGAGGCATGAAGTGACACCAGATAATCCGATTACAAATCAAGCGCTGGTGAGCTGAATGTTTCCAGAAGCGGGCAGCATTAAGGCGCTGGACAGGCTGTATCACGATCCGCGGGGTGTTGTCGTGCACGTCACCGGGTGGGATCGCGAAAAGCAGCAGGTTTATTTCACCAGACCGGATTATCCGCATGAATGCATGCAGCCGGTCTGGAAGTTTCAACAGTACTTCACGAGGGTTTTGGTATGAGCATGGATCTGATGGTTCAGGCTATGAAAATTAAGGTCGGAAACCCTTTACGCAAATTGGTTCTTCTTAAGCTGGCGGATAACGCCAGTGATCTTGGGGAGTGCTGGCCTAGTTACCAGCACATCGCTGACCAGTGTGAAATTAGCAAGCGTTCGGTGATGAATCACATCGAGGCGCTATGTGAGTGCGGCCTGATAAAAAAAGAGCTACGGACGGGACCAAAGGGGAATTCCAGCAACGTGTATCAGCTCAATTTACGTAGTGCAGGAGATTCACCAGGGGGTAGTGCAAATCGTTCACTACCTGGTGCAACAGATTCACTACCTGGTGCAGGAGATTCACCAGGGGGTAGTGCAGGAGCTGCACCCAGAATCAGTCACTCTTTTGAACCAGTCAATGAACCAGTCAATGAACCTATAAAACATACTGGTGCTTCGGCTATCGCCTCTGCACCGACTCGTTCTGCAAAACAGGATTATTCCCCTGAGTTTGAGAAAGCCTGGCAGGCATACCCAAAACGCGCTGGTGGTAATTCCAAGGCTGCCGCCTTCAAAGCCTGGAATGCCCGCCTGAAAGACGGGGTTAAACCTGAGGTCATGCTGGCGGGTGTTAAACGCTACGCAGCCTTTGCTCGGGCAACCGGCAGTGCTGGAACCCAGTACGTGAAACAGGCCGCCTCGTTCTTTGGACCCGATCGCCACTTCGAAGAATCCTGGCAGGCGCCATCCGCTCCCGGAGGTGGGCATAACAGCACCATTGCCCGCCTGTCCGGTCTGGGGCGCATGTCCGATGATTTTGGTGAATCCGGTGAAAACCTGAATTTTTGAGTGAGGTGGGTATGTTGAATTTGAATCAGCTCAAAGAGCGTGAAGACCTGAGAGCACAACAGGCAAAACTCGGCGATGAACTGGCTTTTGCTGAAGAGCATAAACTCCCCTGGGGCTTCGAGGGCTATAACTCGAACCACACCAGCATGGCATCCTGTCCGGAACATGGAGACTACGAACAGTTCACGCTGGTGGGCAAAGATTTTCGCGGCGCAGAGACTTTCAAGCACTCGCGCTGTCCGTCCTGCATCCGGGCGGAGCAGACCAGTGTCAAATCCAGCCTGCGCAAACTTCACGTAACCAGCCTGCTGAACGACGCGGGCATTACTCGCCGCTTTGGTGACTGTGAGTTTGAAAATTATCTGGAGCTCAACCCTGAAGCCTCCCGCAACCTCGCAGCCTGCAGGCGCTACGCCGACAACTGGCCGGCCGTTCTGGAGGCCGGGAAAAGTCTGGTGCTGACAGGCAGCTGCGGCACGGGTAAGAATCATCTGGCGGTCTCTCTGGCGAAAAGTATCATCCGCAACCATCTTGCCAGCGTGGAACTGACCGACGTGATGCGTCTGACCCGCGCCGTGAAAAGCACCTGGCGCCACAATGCCGAGACAACCGAAGAAAGCGTGCTGGATCACTACTCTTCACTGGACCTGCTGGTTATCGATGAAGTGGGCGTGCAGTTCGGAAGCCCGGCAGAGATGACCATCCTGCACGAAGTGATTAACGCCCGCTATGAAAGCGTTCTGCCAACCATCCTGATCAGCAATCTGCCACCTGAGCAGCTGAAAGAGTTTATCAGCGACCGTATTTTTGATCGTGTGACTGACGGTGGGCGCAACTACCTGGTATTCAACTGGGCAAGTTTTCGTGGGAATAACGGGGGGCATGCATGACACCCGTCTGGCGTAACGACGAACTTGAAGAGGCGGTCATCGGCGCATTGTTTTTACGCGGAGATGATCCTGAGGTGCTGGATGTTCTCTCCCGACTGCCTGCAAGCACCTTCTCAGTTCGTCAGTATCGAGAAATTTACACTGGCATCTGCCGACAGGCCCGCGGCGGCGGAGTAATTGATCCGTTACTGCTTTGCGAGTCGTTGCCGGCACTCCAGACCACAATTCTGGCAGCCACCCGTGTCAGTTGGGCGAAATCCGCGTTGTTATCTTACGTTGATGTGCTGCGGCGCAATGCTGGTGTACGTGATGCCGAAGCAGCACTGGAGAAAGTGCTGGAGCAAATCAGGAGTGCCAGAAACGGAGAATCAGCCCTGGCCGCCCTTGAAGCTGCGAAGCTGACTGTATCGGCGATCGACATTTCAGCAGATACCGTCCAGCCCGTTCACATCTCCGAACTGCTCACCGCAGTGGCGGACGAAGTTGAATCGCGGAGCCAGGGGAAAGAAGGGACCAGGTGCCTACTCACTGGCATTGAGGAGCTTGATGCTATGACCGGCGGCATTGAATCGACAGATCTGGTGTTTATTGCCGCGCGGCCATCGATGGGTAAAACCGAGCTTGCACTGGATATCATCGACAAGGTTTCCGCTCAGGGCCATGGCGTGCTGTTTTTCAGTATGGAGATGTCGGACACGCAGATCACCAAGCGCATGGTTTCCGCTGCAGGCGGGATGTCGATGTCTCGCCTGAAAGCCGTGGATAAGTTCGAGGACGAGGACTGGGCGCGGTTCTTTAACGGCATGGAACGCATGGCAACCCGCAATATCTGGATCACTGACGCCACGGGGCTGACTATCGACCAGATACAGCAAACCGCCACGCGCTACCAGATAGCGCATCCGGAAATCGCGCTGGTGGTCATCGACTATCTGGCGCTTATCAAAATTCAGAGTACTGCGCGGTACGATCTGGCCGTTGGCGAAGTATCCAAGGGGCTTAAAAATCTGGCTAAATCAAATAAAACCCCTGTCCTTGCGCTGAGCCAGCTATCGCGCGGTGTCGAATCCAGACCCAATAAGCGGCCAATGAACTCCGATATGAAAAACTCGGGGGAAATTGAGGCTGATGCTGACTTGATCCTGATGTTGTACCGAGATGAGGTTTATAACCCTGAATCGCCAGCAAAGGGTATTGCCGAAATCAACGTGACAAAACAGCGTAATGGAGAGCTGGGGACCATCTATCGTCGATTCTACAACGGTCATTTCCTGCCAATTGATCAGGAGGAAGCTCGCCAACGCTCAACGCCGCAACCAAAGGCACATCAACGCCGTTACACGAAAGGGAGCCGGGCTGGCCATGAAGATTTTTAACATTACACCAATGGGCAAGCCGAGGATGACCCGGGCAGACAAATGGAAACAGCGGGAAGTGGTCATGCGCTACCGGGCATTCTGCGATGAGGTCCGTCTGAAGAACGTTGCTATGCCGGAGCAGGGCGGACACATAACCTTCGTGGTTCCCATGCCAAAGAGCTGGAGCCAGAAGAAGCGAGTAACGATGAACGGACAGGCACACCAGCAGAAACCAGACGCCGATAACATGATTAAAGCGCTGATGGATGCTCTGTTTACTGATGACGCACATATCTGGGACTTTCGTGTGACCAAGCGCTGGGGTGAATCCGGACAAATTTTAATTTCTGATATCGGAGAAGTGGCTGCATGAAACTTGAAGAACCACTCAAAAATGCAATCCCTGATATCATGTACTTCAGCGACGACATAAGTAAAACGGGAGCACAGAACAATGCGTAGTAATAACAACGAACATAATAAATATTTTTCTGTGGATGCAGGCATCTCATCAGAGACAATTACGAAGGCTGAGCGTCTTGTTATGGAACGCTACAGTAATATGTACTCTAACTGGAAAGAGAAAGAAAAAAATTACCGGCAAGAAGTGGAGGATTTGCGTCAAAAAGAAATCGCTGGATTTAAAAATATACTGCCTGCTCCGTTTACATTAAGCGATGTAACCATTGAATGGGATTACTGGGAATCCGTACTTCGTCACAGGTATAAAACACAAAATGGCGATGGCTACGTCCAGATTATCTGGGATCGGCGCGGGTGGCACACTGACCTTTTGTGCGTCATGAAACCAGTTACCCGGGCTGAAGCATTAACAGTCTGCAAGTGGTTGCTGGCATGTGACTATTTTGAGGAACGGGATTCGCTGTTTGATCGCATTATTTTGAACCTGGTCGGGGAGTGCGAAGAATGAAACTGGAAGCCTCCCTCAAACACTTTAGCCCTCAGGGCATGCATATTAGCGACGACGTGAAAAGCACATCTCCAAATCGACTGACCGGAACAGATGTTATGGCGGCCATCGGTACCACCAGCAGTCGTGCGCGCTTCGGCCTTGCCGCTTTCCTCGGAAAGGCTGGTATCAGCAAAACGGACGAACAGCTTGCAATTCAGGCGCTGGCGCAGTTTGCCATCAAAAACGCTCCTAAAAATGTCCGCAAAGCCGCTGGTGACAAGCTCGCCGCCTGCATGTTAACGCTGGCGCAATTTGCCTTTGCGGAATACTCACGTTCGGCGGCCACCAGAGCAACGTGTCAAAGCTGCAGCGGTACCGGCTTTATTTCCCGCCATGAAGATGTAATTAAGCACCCCGGTATTTTCGATGCTGACGGTGTCGAAGTGAAGGCCCCAAAGATTAGAAATGAACTGGTGAAAAGGGTCTGTGGAGTGTGCGGAGGAAAGAAAGTGATCCATGCGCGATGCAGGTGTGGTGGTAAAGGGGAGGTGTTAGATCGCAAAGCGACCAAAGAACTTGGCGCACCGGTTTTCAAAACATGTGAACGCTGCTCTGGTAATGGCTTCTCTGTTGTACCCTCTGCGACGGTACACCGCGCCATTCTGAAGCGTCTCCCGGATCTCCATCAGTCTTCGTGGTCACGCAACTGGAAGCCGTTCTATGAAGGGCTGGTGGATATGCTTCACAAAGGAGAGAGACAGGCAGCGGCTGAATTTGAGAAGGTGACCATTTATTGATGTGATCGAAACAGATGGCGGCAAATTTTTGCACGATAGAGTTGACTTTGCATAAAATTGTCCTGTATTATTCTAATCATGGATACGTACATCCAAATGAAACTGATTCTGAACCCTGCCAACCGGCGGGGTTTTGCTTTTCTGGGGGAAACGATGCAGCAGCCATATTTTTTTAACCCGGGCATGACCACTCAACAGCTTGAAGACTGGCTTGGGCAACAGAAAATCTATCTTGCCCACTTCAACCGTCTGATAGCAGAAAAAGCCGCTCTTGAGGAGCGACTGAGTCAGATCTCTGCGGAGATTGGGCGAGTCGCTACTGGTAGCTTTGAAGGAATGCTGAGTTTTCCCTGGGATCCCAGTCCTCTTGTGGAAAATCCTCAACAGGATAGTGGCCAGTCGGCAGATTGAGTGACGCCAGGACAGCGGCAGCATCTTCTGACATATAACTGGGCTTTAGTTGACTGGCAATGATAAAGAGACAGTCGTTTAGCGAGAGTCTTCTAATCTCTTCAGGTTTCCACTTGGTCATTTCGAAGATAAGGTGATGAAGAGCCTTATCGTTATCAAGATAATAATAATCCGATGAAAAATGTTTCCTGTACTCATCGAGAATACATTCAAGAGTGAATATTTGTCCTATTCGGTACCAAACCTGCCTGGTTCTGTAACTGTGTGAGTCTGCCAGTAATGTTTGGGGGAAGTTGTTATTTTGGCAAACCCGTGACTTGATTACCTGTAAAAGGTCTGAGTACTTACTCATATTTTCACCAGTTGATGTTTTAATCATTTGCGAATCAATTTTATCAAAGAGAAAAACAAGCCGCTACACGCTGATAACATCAGGCTGGGCGGTTATAGTGAGCCGATACCTCAGACAAGCAGAGTATTGAAACCGGAAAGACTGAATGTTAAATTTCTGGTGTGGTGAATCCCCCTATGCGGAGGGGCGTCCAGTCAGTTACAGAACCTGTAAATGCAGCGCGGGCCATGCCGACTGGGGCATGCTCACCGGGAGGCACCCGGCACCACGCAATGCTACTAAGCTATTTGGTAGTGGGGTTGCCGTTTCAGCTTCTCCAGCTATGTTTAAAAGGCAGTAACGGAAAAAGCGAGCGCTCGCCTGGTAAATCGGTAGCTCGGACTATTAGGTACGTCTCGATCCGGTACAGAATCAGTATTGCCTACATTTCTGCCCGTTCCTCTGAGCGGGCTTTTTTTCGCCTGACAAAGGCGCTTCGGCTAACCGAGCAACATTTAAGGCTGCGCTATTGCGCGGCCTTTTTCATTTCAGGCTCACGGGAACCATTATCGATACGGCTCGTTGTTAAATCAGCCCGATGGGCCTGACCCTTTTCAAACACACAGCACCCCGTTAACCCGGAGGTGGAGACTATGAAAATGCCTACTAACCCGAGTAACTGGCCTGATCTGCTGGAGTTGCTGCAGAGCTGGTGGCGCGGAGATACGCCGCTGGGGGCCGTGCTGCTCTCCATTTTTATGGCGGGTCTACGTATCGCCTATGGCGGCGGTGGCTGGAAAAAGATGCTTCTTGAGGGGCTTCTGTGTGGGGCGCTAACGCTGACATTCGCATCGGGTCTTGAATACTTGGACTTCCCCAAATCTCTCTCAATCACCATTGGCGGTGGGGTGGGGTTCGTTGGCGTAGATGCCATCAGGGCGTTAGTAATGAAATATCTTGTCGGCCGATTCGGTATCGGTGGCGGCGATAACAAGGCTTAACCATGACAGCAGATCAAATTATCGAGGGGATCCTCGGCAAAGAGGGTGGTTATGTCGATCATCCATCGGATAAAGGCGGGCCGACCCGCTGGGGCATCACGCAAACCACCGCCCGTGCACATGGCTACACCGGTGATATGCGAAACCTGCCCAGGGAAACAGCAAAGCAAATTCTGCTGAGCGATTACTGGACCGGTCCCCGGTTCGACCAGGTGGCGAGTTTGTCTACGTTACTGGCAGATGAGCTTTGCGACACTGGGGTGAACATGGGGCC